GAAGAAGATTTACGGTGCCAATGCTCCTACTGACGGCCTGGTTCTGTGGTGTGACGCTACTACCCTGTTCCAGGTCAACGCTGACGCTGTGCAGAACGGCCTTACCGTTGTTCCTGCCGCTCGTGAGATCAACGGCATTGCGCTGTCCAGTGTGGTGACCCCCATTGGTGTTGTGTACCTGTATCTGGGCGAGTTCCTTCCTGCCGGTACCGCCCTGCTGCTGAACCTGAATGTGGTGGCTCCCGTGTACCAGCCTGTTCCCGGTAAGGGCAATTTCTTCCTGGAACCCCTGGCTAAGACTGGTGCCGGTGAGAAGTATCAGCTCTTCGGTCAGATTGGTCTTGACCACGGCCCCGAGTGGTACCACGGCAAGTTTACTGGCATTGCTCAGAGCTTCACCGCTCCCAAGTACAGCCGGAGCGTGTTCATTGCCAATGACGAGTCCAACCCCGTGAACACCAAGGAAGTCGCTGGCGGCTAATCGAAATTGATGGAGAAAGGATAGGTGGAAAGTATGAGTGATTCGGAAAAGCTGATTATGCTGAAAGCAATGACCGGTGAGACTGATGATACTGTTCTTTCCACCTATCTCTCTATCGCCGGGAATAAGGTTCTTCGCAGAGCCTATCCCTATGACGATTCCGTAACTGAGGTTCCTGCCCGGTATGCCTACAACCAGGTAGAGATTGCCGCTTATTTGTTGAACAAGCGAGGTGCTGAGGGGGAAACTTCTCACAGCGAGAATGGTATTTCCCGTTCTTATGAGGACGGAGATGTGCCGCCCACTCTGCTTCGTGAGATTGTTCCGTTTGCTGGTTTGATTCATGGGGTGACTGCTGATGAAAACGATGGAACGGAATAAAACCCCTTTCTGGTATCTCCTATACGACAAGAAAGTTCCCGTGATGGACGATGATGGGAATGAAACTGGTGACTACCGTGTGATCTACAAAGAAGCCGTTCAGCGGAAGGAAAATATTTCTGCCGCAACCGGTTCTGCCCAGGTGGAGCAGTTTGGCAATTTCATCTCGTATGACAAGGTTATTGTAACCGATGACCTGTCCTGTCCGATTGATGAAAATTCCGTATTGTTCATCGACAAAGAACCTGAGTATGACCCTGACGGTAATCCTTTGTATGACTACATTGTAAAACGGGTTGCCAAGAGTTTGAATTCCATCTCCTATGCTGTGAGCAAGGTGAATGTGTCGTGAAGGTTATCAAGGTACCTCTTTCTGTTGCAGGAATTAACAATGCCATTCGAGAACTTGACCGTTATCGAGCATGGCTGAAAGCCAAGACGAGTCTTTTGCTTGACCGCCTGAGTCAGAGGGGATTTGAAATCGCTTCTGCCAATTTTGCCAAGGCGGTCTATGACGGAACCAATGATGTGTCTGTTTCTGTTGAACTGCGAGGGGGAAATGCTAGGGCAGTCGTGGCGATTGGTTCTTCTGTGCTTTTCATTGAATTCGGAACTGGCGTGACTTACCCGGATAATCACCCGGAAGCTGCCGAACTCGGTATGCGCCGGGGAGAGTATGGCGCTGGTCACGGCAAGCAACAGTCTTGGGGTTACTACGGTGACCCAGGTTCAAACGGTGAAGTGCGTATGAAGGAAAACGGGAAAGCCGTAGTTATCACTCACGGTAATCCCGCCAATATGTCTATGTACGAAACTGTAAAGGAGCTGAAAAGAATTTTACCTGATTTGGCAAAGGAGGTCTTTCGATGATTGATGTGGAAAATCAAATTTACACACCGATTGCTCAGGCTCTCCGTGAAGCCTTTCCGGGTATCAATGTGAGTGGAGAGTATGTTAGAACTCCATCCTCTTTTCCCCATGTGAGCATTGTTGAACAGGACAACTACCCCACTACGGAGCATTTAAGCACCAGCGATACGGAGCAATTCGTAACGCTGATGTATGAGATCAACATTTATTCCAACAAGACAACCGGGAAAAAGGCACAATGTCGAAGTATCATGCGGGTTGTTGATGATCTAATGTACCAACGCAATTTCATTCGTACCGCAATGTCCCCGGTTCCTAATTTGGAAAATGCAACCATTTATCGTATCGTTGCTCGGTATCAGGCCGAAACGGACGGAAAAAATCTTTACAGGAGGTAAAATCATGGCGATCAGCACCTACAAAGTGTTTCTCATGAAGAAGGATGATTCCGAGAACACTTATTCCAAGTTGGTTGACATTAAGGAATTCCCCGACCTTGGCGGCGAACCTGAAATGCTGGAAACCACTACTCTGTCTGACAATATGCAGACCTATATTTCCGGTATTCAGTCTCTCGATGGACTTTCCTTTACCGCAAACTACGACATGGCTACCTTCAAGAAGCTCAAAGAGCAGGAAGGTAAAACTGCTACCTATGCAGTCTGGTTTGGTGGAACCGAGAGCGGTGGCACTGTAACTCCTGATGGGTCTAACGGTAAGTTTACCTTTGATGGTCAGCTTTCCGTTTATCCTGTTGGCGGCGGTGTCAATGAGGTGGTCGATATGAACATCTCTATTGCACCTTCCAGTCCCATCGTTTTCTCTGACACCTAAAATCTAAAACCGCCGAAATGATAAGGAGGATTTATCATGGCAAAGCAGCTCATTATCAAAGACCCCTCTTCCGATAAGACCTATACCCTGGAATTCACCCGGAAGAGTGTCGAAACCATGGAAAAGCAGGGCTTTATCGCTGCCGATGTGGAGCGCAAGCCCATGACCCTGCTGCCCACCCTGTTTGCGGGTGCGTTTCTGGCTAATCATCGCTTTGTGAAGCGTGATGTGATCAACAATATCTACAATCGGCTGAACCGCAAGGACGAGCTGATTTCCAAGCTGGTCGAGATGTATAACGAACCTCTCTTGACCCTTCTGGATGACCCTGAGTCTGAGAATGACGAGGGAAACTTGGAGTGGACGGCTGCTTGGTAAGCGGCAGCTCGTCCGATAGCGAGGGGGGCGGTGGCAACAAAGGCCCCGCTCCCCGTTTTGCTTACACAGACGCTTTCAATCGGGTATTTCCATATTATCTGTCTATCGGAATGACTTATGAGCTGTTCTGGGAGAAGGACGCTACGCTTGTAGAGCATTACAGAAAGGCGGCAAAAATACGGCAAGACCTGTCTAATCAAAACGCATGGTTGCAAGGTGCCTATATCTATGAAGCTCTCATTGACGCTTCTCCTGTTCTCAGGGCTTTTGCGAAAAAAGGCACAAAACCCACGCCGTATCGTGACGCTCCGTATGAGCTGTTTGACAAGAGTGACAAAAAACAGAAGGTCACTGTTCAGGAGAAGAGTGATATGAAAGCCAAGCAGTATATGGAAATGTTTGCGGCGGCTACGAACCAGAAATTTAAAAAGAAAGGTGGTGGAGTGAATGGCTGATAATGTCGAAATCCGGGGTTTGGAATTTCAAATTCAAGAGGATAGTGCTGGTGCAGTTGAGGGTCTTGACGCACTTAGAAATAGTCTAAGTCGTTTGAAGACGGCAACCAGCGGAAGCGTAAATGGGTTGTCCCAGACCAGTAAGGGTATTAAGGAACTTAGCAATGCGTTAAAAGGCTTGAATAGCGGTGATATGTCGCAGAAAATCACCCGTATTGCAAACAGCTTAAAAACGCTGAAAGACCTTGGCAATTTGAAACTATCCAGCTCTATCCCAAATCAGCTTAATGCCTTGAGTGTAAGTCTTTCTAAAATCAGTTGGACTGATGGAGATAAGCTCGTCACTCTAGCGAATGGATTGAAGCCCCTATCCGAATTAGGACGCTCCAATCTTACCACCTTTATCAATCAGCTCAAGAAGCTTCCCAGTGTAATTGAAGAATTAGAAAAGGCCGACATTGACAAGTTTTCTCGGCAAATGAATGATTTGGCTATTGCAATGAGGCCGTTTGCCGATGAAATGAATAGGGTTGCCGCTGGATTTTCGGCATTTCCTTCAAGAATTCAAAGGCTGATCGTTAGTACCGAAAGATATAACAATACAATCCGAAATGCTACTACCCAAACCGGGCTATTTGGCAATGTCCTTGGTGGGTTGAAGTTTACAGCCGTTTTATACGGATTAAGAAGAATAGCGTCTCTTGTCGGAACTGCTATCACTAAGTCCAACGAATATCAAGAGAACCTGAACCTTTTCACTGTTGCTATGGGGGAGTACGCAGAGGAAGCGTTTGCCTATGGCCAGACGGTAAGTGAAGCTCTGGGTATTGACCTGTCTGATTGGATTAGAAACCAGGGCGTTTTCAACACTTTGCTGACTGGCTTTGGTGATACCGCAGACCGAGCGGCTCTCATGAGTAAGAACCTGACCCAGCTCGGTTATGATCTGTCCTCTTTCTTCAACATTTCTGTTGAGGACGCAATGCAGAAGCTACAATCCGGCATTTCCGGTGAGTTGGAGCCGTTGCGCCGTCTCGGTTTTGATCTGTCTCAAGCCAGATTGGAAGCGGTTGCCCTTTCCCTGGGTATCGACAAGAGTGTGGCTTCTATGACCCAGGCTGAAAAGGCAGAGTTGCGATACTATGCCATTATGACTCAGGTTACAACCGCTCAGGGTGACTTAGCGAGAACACTGGAAGCCCCTGCAAACCAGCTTCGTATTTTACAAGCGCAGTTGTCCATGGCGGCAAGAGCAATCGGCAACATTTTCATTCCCGCTCTGAATGCTATTCTCCCCTATGCCATTGCGGTAGTTCAGGTTATTCGGGAAATCGCCAATGCCCTTGCTTCTCTGTTTGGGTTCAAGATGACAGAGGTTGATTATTCCGGCCTTACCCTTGGAGCCGCTGGTGCCGAAGACATGGCAACTGGCCTTGACGATGCCGCTGGTGCTGCTAAGAAGTTGAAGCAGTACACCGCTGGTTTTGACGAACTGAATGTGTTTTCTCCCGATACAGCAAGCGGTAGCGGTTCCGGTGGTGTCGGTGGAGGTGCGGGAGGTTTTGATTTTGAACTTCCCGATTATGACTTCCTTGGTGACGCTATTTCCACCAAGGTTGGTGAAATCAAAACCATGATTGAAAACTCCCTGGCTGAGATCACCGTAATTGTTTCCGGCG